CAGGCTCTTGATGAGCACAACACTCCAGCTAATGATCGCTATGCGATTCTTCGCCCAGCTCATTATTACTTGATGGCACATACCACCAATGTAACTAACAAAGACTGGGGTGGTTCTGGTGTTTACGCTGAAGGTACGGTTCTTAAGGTCGCTGGTATCAGCGTTGTTAAGTCTAACCAGCTTCCTTCTACCAACGTAATCACAGGTGTAGCTGCTTATCAAGGCAACTTCGCTACGACTACTGGTCTTGTGTTTCACAAGTCAGCTATGGGTACTGTCAAGTTGATGGACTTGATGATGGAAGGTGAATATGACATGCGTAGACAGGGTACTTTAATGGTAGCCAAATACGCAGTTGGTCATGGCATCTTGCGCCCAGAGTCAGCTGTAGAACTGAAGACTGCATAAGCATCTTCATAACAAAACTAATCCCCTCCTTGGAAACATCGAGGGGATTTTTTCATTCATATCATAAGAGAATCCTATGTCACTCGCACCCACAACTGAATTAGAAGCAGTTAACACTATGCTAGGCACGATAGGTCAGTCACCTATCAGCGCACTACCCTCCGCTTCGGGAACTACATCTTTAGTTGATGCTGTTGTTGCAGAGTCCGTACTCTTAGAGATTTCTCGTAAGGTACAAAAAGAAGGTTGGAACTTTAATACCAACATAAATTACCCAATAGCTCCGGATGTCAGTGGTTATCTTTTGCCACCTTCCAATACATTAAGTATCTCCGTAGCTAAAGACTATGCTACATATGATGTCACTCAGCGTGGTGTCAAGATGTGGGACAGAGAGAACAACACTTTTGTTTTCACTAAGACACTTAAGTTCACAATGGTTTTATTCTTCACGTTTGAAGAGTTACCAGAGTCAGCTAGAAGTTATATAACAGTTCGTGCAGCTCGTACATTCCAAGATAGAATCTTTGGTAGTGACACACTGCATGCTTACTCACAAGCTGATGAAGATAGAGAACGTGCAGACATGGAACGAGCAGACCATCGTGATGGTGCTTATTCTATATTTGATGATGCTTCTACAGCACTGGCAATAGCAAGACGATAAATGTCCACAGGTAAAACATCGAGTCTTCTTAATAGACCGATAGCCAGTCTGTTTAATGGAGTAAGCCAGCAGCCTCCCGCTTTACGTTTAGCCTCTCAAAGTGAGAGTCAAGTAAATGGATACGCTGCACTTGTTGATGGTCTGATTAAAAGACCTCCAGCATTACATGTTGCAAAGCTAAACACAGATACACTTGAGAATAGCTTTGTACACTTCATCAATCGAGATTCAAACGAGCGTTACGTTTTAATAATTAAAGACGCTACCCTGCAGGTTTATAACTTAGTAGGCACTGCAATGACTTTAGTATTCACAGCAAGTGCAACGTACTTAGATGTCACAGGTGACCCTAGAGATTCATTCTCAGTAGTTACTGTTGCTGATTACACATTCATAGTGAACAAAGAAAAAGTTGTCACAATGGACGCTGCTGTTACCGGAGGCACATTCGTAGGCTCTGTTCAAGATTTCTCCAGCTTACCCGGTGCACCCGCAGTTAATAATGTTTATGAAATAGCAGGTGATGCTAATAACTCCTTTGATAATTACTATGTCAAATGGGACGGTAGTACGTGGAGGGAATGTCCTAAAGTTGGCATTCAGTATTCTATTACAGCGACAACTATGCCACACACGCTGATACGTTCCGCTGTTGATACATTCACTTTTGATGTTGCATCTTGGGGTACGAGAGATGTGGGAGATTTAATTTCCTCACCTAATCCTTCCTTTGTAGGTCAATCATTAACAGATGTATTCTTCCACAGGAATCGCTTAGGCATTCTTGCTGGTGACAACTGTGTGTTAAGTACTGCACCTGCAAGTGACTTTGATTTCTTCAGAGACTCTGCAACTGTTCTTATAGATTCAGACCCTATTGATATCTCTGCATCACATACGAAAGTATCTACGCTTTATCATGCAGTACCTTTCGATAAATCATTGCTACTCATGTCAGAGCAAACACAGTTCATTCTTTCAGGAACAACTGTGCTTACACCTTCGACAGCAACGATAGATGTAACCACTGAGTTTGAAGCTTCAGTTGCAGCTAAACCTGTATCTGCTGGAGCTAACATGTACTTCCCTGTTCCAAAGGGTAACTTCAGTGGCATACGTGAATACTTTGTTGAAGACCAAGTGACAACTAATGATGCTGCAGATATTACTGCACATGTTCCTACATACTTAGATAAGGATATATTTCAACTTGAAGTTAGCTCTAATGAAGATGTGCTACTTGCACTATCAGCTAATACTCGCAACAAGATGTGGGTGTATAAATACTTCTGGCAAGGAGATGAGAAAGTCCAAAGCTCATGGAGCGTCTGGGACTTCGCAGAAGGTGATGTAATATTAGGTGCTGGTTTCATTGAGACTGATATCTACTTATGTATCAAACGTTCTGATGGAACATACCTTGAGAAGATATCACTGGAGTCTAACTTCAATGACACAGGTATGGGATTCCAAGTGTTACTCGATCAACGTGAGTTACTCACTGGAGTTTATGATGCTGGTAATGATTGGACTACATGGACAACTGCTAACTTACATGGAGATAATCTTAAGGTAATCTTAGGCTCATCTTTCACAAACAAGATTGGTCAGTCACTAGGTAGCCTCACTTACCCCACAACTACAACAGTAAGAAAGTCTGGAGATTTCTCCGGAGGTACTTGCTATGTAGGTAAGCCTTACATTTTTACTTATGAGTTCTCTGAACAATTCCTACGGGATGGTGAGAAGAACGCTATACGTGAAGGTAGGCTCATGATGAGGGATATGGCATTCAACTATACAAACTCTGGTTACTTTAAGGTTACTGTAACTCCTGAGTTTAGAGATGCATATGAGTATGAGTTTACCGGGAAGATATTAGGTGGCGGTAGTTTCCTTTTAGGAACACTACAGATTGTCTCAGGTTCATTCAAAGTTCCTATCTTCACAGACTCACGTGGTGTGACTATTGCTTTATCAAACGACTCACACTTACCTAGTACCTTTCAATCCGCAGAATGGAATGCCTTATATCATGGAAAAGCCTCACGCTAAAATAGCAGAGCTACACGAAGTTGTTCAGGTTGCTGCTAACTTACGCAGAGCTGATGTTGTTGAACTTTCGCTAGTCAACCCCGAAGTTGACATCGAGTTAGTCTTAATTAACTCATGGAGAGTATCTACAAAAGCTTGGTCAATAATTCATGAAGGTAATCCAATAGGTATCTTTGGTGTAGCTCCAATCAGTAATGGTTGGGGTTCACCTTGGATGCTTGCTACTCCAGACATCTTAAAGATTTCTAAAGAATTTATTAAACATTGTCCTCACTATGTTGGTGAGATGCACAATGAGTATCCAAATTTAATTAACTATGTTCACTCAGAAAACTATGTATCTAAACGATGGTTAAGACACTTAGGTTTCACACTTATGCCAGCGGTTAAAGTAAGTGAAGAGGTTTATTTTAATCCATTCGTATCAACCAGAGGTATACATCATGTGTGAACCATCAACAATAATGATGGCATTGACTGTAGCTTCAACAGCTGTAAGTTTCGTAGGACAAATGCGTCAAGCAAACAGTCAAGAAGATGCCATAAGAACAAACGAAGAGTTGATGTTAGGTGACCTCGATGCTAAATCAACTGAAGTAGACGGTAGTGCAGGTGCTGAGAAATCAGACATCGCTATCGAAGCTTTAAGAAAGAAGGGACAAACACGTGTCGCTTCTGGTGAGAATTTAAACATGGGCATAACTGCCATGCTGTTACAGCAAGATGTTTACACTCAAGCTGGTCGAGAGTCTACTAAGGTAGAAGTAAATCGACAACGCTCACAAGAACAAATAGAAAGAGATAAGCGTGGTGTACGCGCAAGGTCTCAAGGTGCAGTCAACAGTATTGATAGACCGAGTGTCTTAGGTACAGGATTGCAGATAGCAGGTCAAGTCGCAGGTGGCATGGCTAACAAATCTACAAAGAAAAAATCCGATGGTAGCAAAGCTTGGACTACAGGTGCTACTCAATCCTCAAGTTGGGGATAACATTTCATAGGAAATAATTAATGGCTAATTCACACAATGATTCACAGCGTAGTAGGGTAACTACAGCACAAGTACCTGTCGCTGATGTAGCTCGAACAGTACCTACAGTTCAGGCTTCCGCTGTTGATAGTTATGTAGAGCCTAAACAGAACGGGTTACTTGCACTTGCTAAAGGTTTATCTCAAGCCTCTCCCGGTTTTAAATCTTACTTTGATAAAAGAACTAACGAGAAGAACGAGCTAGATAGAGCCGCTGCCATAGAAGCTGCTAATCGCTCTGGTGATAAGTCTGAGACTAAAGCAATCAATTCTCTTCTCGGCTCACACCGGACACAGTCTGCTGAGTTCGATAAGTATTACATGCAACAGACTGGTATCAACATAGCTAACGATGTAGGCAACAAGCTTATCGATAACTACGATGTCTGGTCTGCAGAGAATCCTTCCGGAGACTTAGAAGCTTTCATTCAAGATAATGTCACAAAGGAAACGCAAGGTATCGATGACCCTGACTTCAGGTTAGGACTCTTAGAAACTCTTGCACCCATGGAGACAAAGCTTCGAGAACATCACACTAAACGTGTACGTGCTGAAGTTGATGCTGATGTTGATAAACTTACCTTTGGTGCTTACCGGGATTCTTTTACTCAGGTAGATGAAGCTACAGGATTATTTAAACCTGTAGATGCTGCTGGCTTTGAAAAGATTCGTTTAGCAATGAATAAGCTGGGTGTAACCAACGCTGAACTTAACGGACACATTTACAACGCTGCAGTACTTGCCTCGCTACCTGATGCTAACGGTATAGCACATCCAGAAGTCTTTGACTCTTTGATGAACAAAGGTGTTAACGGTGGTGCGTCTTTAGGATTCACTGCAGAGTATGGAGAGCAAATACAAAAAGCTAGAGCTAAAGCTGTAGCTGCTAATGCTGCAGGAAAAGCAATCATAAGTAAGACTAATCAAGCTGCTACTGTCATGGCGATGGAAAAAGACATAGAGCGTGGCATTAGATTTACTGATAAAGATTTCATGGACAATCTGTTTGATCCATCAACAGAGCAAGGAGCAAAAGGAGCATTAACACTCGGTAACATCACTAGACTTAAAGGTCTCCAAGATGCTGAGGATAAAGATTCTTCTGCCAGAAATGATATGTTGTTCGACCATACGATGCGTAAACAAATAGACGCTGGTGTTGTGGTTGATACAGATGTGCTGGCTAGTACTTATCTAGTCGATAAGCCTAAGCTACAGGCATCTCTTCTAACTTATGCAAGGACTGTAGAGAAAAGTGGAAAGACTTTAAGTACAGTCACTAATGCTTTCGCTGATGGTGAAGCTTTATCTCTACACAGTAATCCGGAAGTTAAGAACTCTGATATTAAGAAAGGGTTTGAACAACGACACACATTACATGCTTCTAAGTATGACTTAAACACTCCTGATGGATTGAATGGATACATAACTGCCACATTGAATGATGCAATCCCTGCTGGTAATTTAGTTCCCAGATCATGGTCAGTCATGATGGACTCAGCTAATCCTAAGTTAGACGCTAAAGGTTTCACAGCTGCAGTTGATTTCTATAACTCCATTAAGCGTTCACCTTATGGTGAAGAGTATGCTGACAGGATGTTATCTGATGATAAGGCAGCACAGTTTGATGCTTATACTAATCTGGTAGATTCTCTAAAGGTTGAACCTACAGAAGCTATCTCGATGATAGTCAATGTGGATGATACAGCAATGGAAGGTGGTAAACGTAGGGTTACTAAAGACTATGGATATCAGAACATACGTGACCATGTTGCGTCTGAGCTTTCTGAAGTTGGGGGCATCCTAGGTTTTGGTGATACACCAGTCAGAGGTGTTGACGGTCTGGTTGATACCATTGTTGAGATGGCAACTATACGTGCAGCTGACGGTACTTCTGGTGAAGCTGCAGTGGCTTGGGCTACTGAAAGATTCATGAAGGTTAACACCTTTGTTAACGGTAGATATCAGAACTTACCTCGTGAGCAGAACTTAGGACAACCATTGTCTCAGGCTGCTGACTGGATGGCGAAACGTATCGAGCAAGAGTTTCATCCTGACGAAGTATCTGCAGGTGTGGAACTTAAGTGGAATCCTCATACCAAGAAATGGATAGCACATAATATTGCTACAGGTATTCCTATAGCTCCTGATGGTATTCCTATGGAGTTCGATAATGCTGCTGATATGGTTGCTGATTATCAGACATGGAAGATTAATGATTTAATGTTTAGGGATTCCTTTAAGGTTAAACCTGACGATGACCAAGCAACGGTCATTAAGAAACATCATGCACGACAAGCGTTTGAACGTGAACAACGAGAACGCGAAGAAGCACGTTTACTAAAATAAAGAGGAACAAGTTGTATGGGAATTAAAGATGACTTTAAAAGTTCATTGAATCTAAGTGAGGAAGCTCCGGAAGTTAATCTAGCTACCAGCACTACGATTCCCTTGAGACAAACTGAAGCGGTACAACGTGAAGTTGTGCGTAACAAACCTACTCAAGGTGAGCAGTTCTCAGCAGCAAGGGAGCTTGATTCAACAGCTTCTAATTTTGCAACGCTGAACTACATGGGTGACTTTGAAGTTGATGATACTTATACAGGTGCTAATGAAGATGAAATAGCTGAGCTATATGACTCAGGCATCCCTGACAATGTAGTTGAAGATATGGTCTTTAACTCACGGAGTCAGGGACACTTCGATGCTCGTAAAAGTTTAGTTAAACGTGAACTTGAAAATGAGAAGGTTCTTGCGAATAGTGGTGTCATGGGTACTGTCAACAGGATAGGTGTAAACCTAATCGATGAAGGTGCTATTGCACTTGCTGTTGCAACAACTCCAGCAACCTCAGCTGCACTTAAGTTCAGTCGATTGAAAAGGATGCTGACTTCCGGAGCAGTTATAGCAGGTGAGAACGCTGCGCTTGAATCTGTTCTCGTATCTGCTAGTGAGACACGTGGCAGAGAGGACGTACTCTATGCTGCCATCGCAGGTTTCGCACTAGGTGCACCACTCTCTTACCTTTCTAGAGGTGAGAACGATGAGATGCTTAAAGCAGTATCATCAATGTCTAAGGGTATCGATAAAGATGTTGCACGTAAGGCGGGACTTGAAGTCGCTGAAGATGATCTCCAAGATTCTGCAGGTGCTATGCGAGCAACCAATCAGCCTTATCAATTAGATGAAGCTGGTTACCCTACGAATAATAGTGAAGATATCACAGCGATGGGTTCAGCCCGTTATGACGTAGTGGGTGCTGGTAAATCTTCTCCTATGCCTGAAGAGCGTAAGTTAATTGGTGACTTAGCTGAAGACTCTGTCGGTAACGTAGACCACTCAGTTAACCAAGTATCTGCGTCAGAGATTGCTACACGAAACAGATATCAATTAGAAGATATGTTTCGCAGACAGTCTGAGTTTGCATTTGAAGCATGGCGTAAGCAACGTGGCTATGGCTTCGTAAGAAAGCATATGAAGCGTGGTGAGTTCTATGATGAAGTTGGTAAACATATCCGTAATGGAGGAAGTACTGACCCTCATGTAATTAAAGCAGCTAAAGGTATCTCGGATACCTTTGGTGAAACTTTAACACGACTGAAGAAAGCTGAAGTTAAAGGTTTCAGAGATATAGAAGCTAATGGTAGTTACCTTCCTCGCATACATGCGTTTGATAGGATACACAGGCTTAATGCAGTATATGGTGAAGCCCAGATGGTTAAGCTTATTTCTAAAGCAATGCTCAGTGCTTCTGAAGAATTAACAGAAGAGGCAACCGATAAGATAGCTAAAGGCTATTACCGTAAGTTATTCAATGTTGATGCAGGTACTGAAGCACAGTTTGGTAGAATGTTTGATACGGACAACGAAGATTATCTTCGAGGACTTCTTAAAGAAGAGTCCGGGCTAGATGAATCAGAGATAGAAAATATCTTATTCAAAGCAATCAATCAGGATAAAGGTAAACCTACGGGTGTAATCTCAAGAGCCAAAAGAAGACTTGAAGTTAACGAAGGTTTTAAGATGCGACTGAAAAACCAAGAGACTCTAGAAATGGACGATGTCGGTTTTGAAGACATGCTTGAACATAACGCAGAAAGACTTATCGGTACTTACCTACACCAGACTACAGGTTGGCTAGGGTTAGCAGCTAAAGGTATTAAATCTAAAGCTGACTTCAATGCACGTAAGAGGCGTATGGAAAAACAAGCGTCCACTATGGGCTTTACAAAGCCTGAAGGTATAACTGGTAAGTCTAAACTTGACCAAGCAAACGAGCGAGCAGATTTCTTATTCAACTCAATCACAGGTGTTCCTTTAGAAAATGATCCACGAGGATTATTCCAATCTATAGGTAGAACAGTTCGTGATATTAACTTTGTTACTATGATGAACCAAGTTGGTTTTGCACAGATAGCAGAGTTTGGAAACATGTTAGGTCTTGCTGGTATAAGAGCTACTCTTAGGCATGTACCTGAAATCGGAAAGACGCTCAGTCGTATTAAAGATACAGGTAACATCGGAGATGACTTAGCTGCTCAACTAGAAGCTATAACAGGTCTCGGTGGTGAGCGCATGCGTAGAACTGCAGTTACCCGCTACGATGACTTCGGTTCAGAGCAACGTGCTGATGGTGGTATCTTCGGTAAAGTTAATGATGTGCTTCAGGTTGGTAAGATGGTAACTGGTGATATCTCAGGTATGTCTGGTGTAACTGTTATGTTACATCGTATGGCAGCTAAAGGTATTGCTCAACAGTTTCTAGACATGGCTACAGGTGCTAAAAAGATAAACATGAAACGTATGGCAGCATACGGATTATCTGATGACCATCTTCAGCGTATCTTTACTATGATGCGTACACACTCTAAAGAAGTGGACAGTACAATCAAAAAGGGTATGAAGCTCAAGACTATTAATATTGAAGATTGGACAGACCAAGGTGCAGCTAGTGCATTCGCTGATTCAATGTTTCGTATGGGTAGGCATGTTATACAGGAGAATGACGTAGGTAACACTGCAATGCTCATGCATAGTTCTGTAGGTAAAATGTTAATTCAGTTCCGTACCTTCATGGCTGTTGCACATAGTAAACAGTTATTACATAACCTTCATATGAGGGATATGGATACAGCTATGGCATTCTCTTTGAGTATGATGTTTGCGAGTACAGCTTATGTTGCACAACAGACAATCAATGCTCAGGGAAGACCTGATAAGAAGAAGTTTCTTGAGGAACGCTTAAGTGAGAAAGAGATAGCTAAAGCTTCCTTTCAACGTGCTGGCTTTGCATCTGTAATTCCTGCTGTATTAGATTCTGCATTATACCTTGGTGGTCAAGACCCTTACTTCCAATATGGTCGTACTACTGACCTTGCCTCTGGTGGACTCCTCAGCAACCCCTCAATATCCACAGCCAATAAAGTTGGTGGTGTTGTCCGAGGGACTGTAGGTGCAGCAACTAACCCTGAGTTTAAATACTCACAGAAAAACTGGAGAGACTTCAAAGGTATCATTCCTTTTGGTAACTCAGTAGGCATTAAGAATGCTCTCGAAGCTATAGGCTCAGGCTTACCTGCAAGAACCTCTTCCGATACTAAATAGTCAGTGCAACGCTGACTCCCTCTATCCCCGGTGCAATGCCGGGGGTTCACTTTATCTTAGGAAATTAAATGGCAAATTCATTTGTAGATTATGTTGGTGACGGTTCAACACTGCTTCACTCAGTAACCTTCCCCTTCATAAAGAGAGCTGATGTAACAGTACAGAATACTGACACCGATGCCTCTATAAGTTTCACTTGGATAAGTGATACTCAAATTCAAATATCTCCTGCAGTTGCT